GAACTATAAGGAAATCGCGCCGCAGCTTATCGATGAACACTTCTCAGACGATACAGCCCTCAAAGCCTTTAAGGTCATAAACGCGATAATGAAGGACGGCAAGCAGCCGACATTCGTTACCTTCGGCAAATACGCATTGACTGAAAAAACACTCACGGCTAATGAGATTGCCAGCGTTACCCAATGGGGCAATGAGCTTAGTTACTCAGAGCCGATCAATGAGTACATCAGTATTCTCAAAGATGAACACATCAAGCGCAATATAAACCACATCCTAACCGAAGAGGCACTCGGATTAGGTAAGCTAAAGAGCGGCGGTGAAACAGCCGTAAACATCATTAAGCGCCTCAATACCCTAATCGAGAATGGCAGCCCTACCGATAACATCATTACAACACTTCAGCTCACCCACGAAGAGCGGCAAGCATACTACCGCCGCGCCGCATTGCACCAAAGCGGTAAGACAAGCGGATTGAATACCGGCATCGCAGCACTTAACCGATTCACCGGAGGCTTTCATCCCGAGCTTATAATCTTAGCAGGCAGACCATCAATGGGTAAGACTGCCCTCGCATTGTACCACGCCTGCCAGTTCAACGAGGCGGGCATATACTTCAACCTCGAGATGAATCAAAGCCAGCTCTGCCAGCGGCTCATACTTCAGCATGCAAACGATTCGATTAATAGCGCACGCCTGCGCGATGGGAACCTATCACAGCCCGAACTACACGCATTCGAAACCACGATCGGATTAGTTGAGAAGCTACCCATCACAATTTACGATAAGCCGCGATGCGGTGTGCATGAGGCAATACGCATAATGCGGCGGGAGTCACGTAAGAACAATTGCAAATGGGCAATCATTGACTATCTTCAGCTTATGACGATAGAGGGCTTCAGAGGCGGTAATCGAGAGGCTGAGGTTGCAGAGATAAGCCGCACGTTGAAAGCCGCGCAAAAGGAACTTAATATACCGATTATCGCACTTGCCCAGTTAAGCAGACAAGTCGAGCAACGTGCCGATAAGCGACCGATACTCTCAGACCTTCGCGAATCTGGAAGCATCGAACAGGATGCCGACACGGTTATGTTCGTCTATCGACCTGAATACTACGGATTAAACGATGAAGCTGGCAACCCTTATAGCTCCGATGTGTTTTATCTATTCGAGAAGCATCGGCCAGGTTCAACGGGTGAGGTACGCTTTAAGCATAACAGCACGCTTACGAGCTTTCACGATACCGGCTCGAGTGGTGGCAGCACCTACCTTCCAATTGAGGTCGAGCCGAAAGCAATGCAGCCTAATGAAAGTTTTGATATAAGTCCTTTCTAATGACAATCGAAGAGCAACTAATCGAGCGCATGAATAACTACGAACCGAATGAGGCAACGATAACCGATGGATGCGTAACATACCACAGCACCACGCGAACGCATCGAAGCTACGCAGCGCACTTGAAACACTCACCGAATGGCTCATTCGTGCGCAAGGCATACCTAAAACGCTGCTATGGATGGCTGATGCTTTTGAAAAAAAACGGCATCGAAATGCATCACACAATCAAATAAATACTTATCTTTGCATGCATGTAATTCTTAATTCAATGGAGTCAAGTGAAAACATAAAGACAGGGCGAGGGGGCTACCGCGAGGGCGCTGGAGCGAAGCCGCTATATGGCGAGCCAACGGTTAACATTACCTTCCGCGTTCCCGAATCGCATAAGTCAACGATTCGCCGTATGGTGTACGATTACATGGATGGCTTAAAGACAAACCCAAAGCACGAACCTAAGCGCAATATTCCTGAATATGGATGCTAAGCTCTTAACCATACCATGTGCGATTGAATCGGTAGCAACGCGCCGCGATAAAACCATCAAGGTTACAATCGGAACGCAGGAGCTTTCACCCGAGCAAACGAGCTCACTGTTCAACCAATGGATGGGTGGCGTGGGTGTAATGGCATTCAAAGGCGAGCAGTTCAACTACAACGATGAACAGCTACTCAACAACCTAAAGCTCGATGCCGCCGAGCTTGGAAGTAAGACACCGAGCCAGCGGTTACGATCAACGCTCTACGTGCTCTTTGAACACGCACCCGAAGGGCATAAGGACTTTAACAGCTTCTACGCGGCAATGATGGAGCGATTCATCGAGATGGTTAAGAAACGAATTGATACATACAACCTATGACAAGAAGATTAAGAGCCGGAGTATTGATAGATTCAGAGGTGAACGGAAAGCCGCATTATTTCGGCTACCTTACGCATCCCGGATTGGAGTACGATATAGCCGTGGCATTTACTGAAAAGGATTTGAAAGGCTTTGCAGAAGTCAATAAGCTGATACTCCCAACCGATGAACCTGAGTATAAGTTCGGGGTTATATTGCCAACCGAAGACCGCGATAAGAACAATGCCTACACATGCAAGGTATTCGCATCGGGCAAACTACACAACCTTGTTATCTACCCACGGCAATACAATCAAATCGTTACCAATGGGCACAGCCTTAATGCACAGCACGAAAGCCGTATCTTTACCGAATTAATCACAGCATAGCATGCCACTATTTCAAGGAGACAGTCAAGAGGTCATTTCGATGAATATCCGCAAGCTAATTGGCGAGGGATATCCACCTCAGCAAGCGCAGGCAATCGCACTGGCAGAGGCTGAGAAGTACCGCGCAAGACGCAGAAGGTAAACAGGGATAAAACAGGGAAAATGCCAAAGGGAATACCACCAGAGCACACCAAGTTCAAGAAGGGCGAAAGCGGCAACCCCAGCGGCCGACCGCCAAAGCTACCCGAGCTTCATGTGCTTTTGGCTAACGTGCTCGGCAAGGAAGGCAAGGATGGGCTGACAGCCGCTGAAGAGATACTCAACGCATTGCATGCAAAGGCTAAGAAGGGCGATACCCGCGCCGCCGAGTTGTTGCTCGACCGAGCCTACGGCAAGCCGAAGCAGACCAATGAGACCACGCTCAAGACTACCGAGCCGCTTGTGATCATCAAGACGAAAGAGGATGGCAATGCTTAAAGCCATCGGCATCGGAGTGCTGTTCACCCTGTTCATGGTTGGGCTTGCATACTGCTTGTTCATTGTGCTTCGCCATGTTATCGACTGCATGCCCGACCCGAATGATGAGGAAGAATAATGAACTTCGAACTCACCGGAAGGCAGACCACAGCATTTGAGGCAATTGAGTCAGGCGCATACCGTGTCATCGTATTCGGGGGGGCAATTCGTGGCGGTAAAACGTATTGGCTGTTGCTAACCCTCAGCTACCTTGCGCTGCAATATCCACGCAGTCGGTGGGTGATTATTCGCCGCAGCCTGCCCGACCTGAAGCGCACAACCTTTCCGAGCTTCAACTCGATACTTGACGATGGCGTTAACCAGTACGTTGAGAGCTGGAACCGCGATACGCAAGTGGTGACATTCATCAATGGCAGTGAGCTGCTGTTCATGGCTGAGAGCTTTGACGATGACAAAGACCTCAACCGCTTCAAGGGGCTCGAGGTCAATGGCGCGGGCTTGGATGAAGTTAACGAGCTGCAAGAGCAAACGTTCTACAAAGTTCAGGAGCGCATCGGCAGTTGGAATAAGGCGCATGGCCAGCCGCCGATCGTGTGCCTGGCAACTTGCAACCCGGCGAACAACTGGGTGAAGTCAATCATCTACGAGCGCTATAAGGAGGGCACGCTGCCCGAGCGTTGGACATTCATACCGAGCAAGATTACCGATAACCCGCACATACCGGCTGAGTACCTCGAAAGCCTGAAGGAGCTCCCGCCTGTGCAGTACGCCCGCTTCGTGGAAGGGGATTGGGATGTAATGGACGATGTGGCGAATCCGTTCCTCTACGAGTGGGATGATGCGAAGCACATCGATGACAGCGTGCAGCTGAACCGAAACATGCCAGTGCATATCAGCGTTGACTTCAACATCAACCCGCTGTGCGCGCTTGTGATGCAGCACGTTGGCAGAGGCGCGGTGGTGGTGGATGAGATAAAGATTGAGAAGGGCAGCGTGGATGCTTTCTGCGATGCTGTGCTTGCCCTCGGCATTCCGATGGGGCTGATACGCATCACAGGCGATGCGATGGGGAAAGGTGGCACGGTGCAACAGCGTGACAACTCCAGCGCCTACACAATGATAAAGCGGCGGCTCGGCATGAGCGACAGCCAGTTTCTGATACCGGCCAACCCAACGCACTACAATAGCCGCATCGATTGCAACGCAGCATTACGCAAGCTCGACATACGCGTTAACTCAAAGCGCTGCAAGGGATTCGTATTCGATGCTAAGCAAGTGCAGTGCGATGCGAATGGAAGCATCATAAAGACCAATCGAAAAAACATTGCCGAGCGTGCTGACTTTCTCGATTGTTTCCGTTACTTTGTAAACGCAATTCTAAAGCGATACTTATGAGCGTATGTTCACCTTGCTTTGATTCCGGCATCAGCGTTGCGGCATGCAATGCTGGCATTGCCTTTGGTGTTGTTACTCCAGAGACCGAGTACAGTGTAACCATAACGCACAATGCAACTAAGCGTGTGCAGAGCTTTGTGGTTGAGTCGGATGTCGATGGCATAATCACGATTGTGGGCGCAAAGATTGATGCATTGCAGGGCTACACGATTGGATTGAAGAACTGCGAGAAGTTCACCATTTGCGAGGTTGAGTATGACTGCATCAGCTTCAGCGTGGTGAACATGGATGTTGATGAACCTGAAACGATAAACCTACTCGAATGCTTGGACTGCTAAAGAAACTCAAGAGCATCGCGCACGGCTGGGCGCTGTGGGCGTTTGACACGAAGGAGAGCCGCGAGGTATCGAAGCCGCGGATGGCAATCTGCAAGGAGTGCCCCTACCGCATCAAGCTAACTGACACTTGCCGCGAATGCGGATGCTTCCTACCGGCTAAGACTCGAGTGCCTGATGAAACCTGCCCGCTGTTACGTTGGTGACATGATGACCGGCTTCATCTTGGTTAGTGCCTTGCAGCACAAGGATGAAGTGGACGAGCTGCTCGACAAGGATGAGCGATGGCTTGACCTGATTGTTAACACAAGCGACATCAGCGTTGTGTATGAGGATGAACACGCAGAGCGGACATTCATAACGCTAATGAGCAACGATAAAGAGATTACCACAAAGAACACACTGGATGAAATTATTCAAAAGATTAGGCGAGCGACTTCGATCAACATTTACTCGCAGTAAGCCCACCACGTACAACCTCGTTGAAGTATTCAAGCATGGCGGGCATA